GCCGGTTCAGATTTCTTAATGTTGAGCCAGGGAGTTGGTTTAGAAAAATCAACACGATGGTGAAAAATCCAACCGCCAAGTTCAGACTTCATCCTAATCGCAAGATCCTTGATCTCGTGGTCGGTTACATCCGACCACTTCTTGTCAAAGAACTTGTTGTTCTCAGGTACATCCTCTTGAACTTGATTATATAACGATGCCCAGTGTCGCGACCAGAAGCCTTTGTAGGTATGGATTTTCCTTTCAAGATCGTACCATGAATAGTGGTAGACTCCAGGAAGTTGTTCTGCGACCTGATTAAGCCAATTCTCGTATGCATCAAGCGCTTGTTTATTTCCGTTCATTGCCGCCCGTCGAGCAGCATCGACTTCGTTGGTGTAGAACGAAACGCATGGTACATTTTCCAGCGAATCCTTGTAGATATAGTCATCTCCATCGGAGCCGACAGAATACATCGTACCTTCTTCGTCAAATCTGCGATGAGACTTCGGTAGACCATGAGTAATATTAGGGTTGTTCCGACTTAGACGCCATTTCCAAGGATTGACGTCGACACGAACCTTTTCTGGTCCACCCCAGTATTCAATTACAGGCAGCGCGATGAGATCGACACCTTTTGGAAACTTCTTGGCCAGATCGACGACCTTTGCGTAATCGTCCTCGTGTACGATCTCGTCGATATCGACCTGCCAACAAAAGTCACTTGTACAACGGGCACGAGCCTCGGCCTTTTGTTGTCCGTTATACAACGCAAATCGTTTATCATTCCAATCTCTGACTACTTGAAAAGGTTTAACTCGCGGATCTAATTTTTGAATCTCAAGAAGACGTTCCCACGTACCGTCGGTTGAACCACCATCGACAATAACCACCTCGTCGCAGAAACCCAAGAGAGACTTGATCGATTGCTCCCATGGATAATTTTGTTCGATACAGTTTCTCGTCTGCGTGTAACCGCTAATAGTAGGTTTATAGTTCATCATAGTTCTAATACTATTCCAAAATAAGCCCGGCGCTGCGTAAAGATATTCTTCAATCGTCTCGAGATTATCGGTCGCAAACCACTCTTCGTCTTTATGTTGAACGTTATCGTTCAACTGTAGCTGGCAACCGAGAAGTTTAGCTTCGATAACCATGCGAGGACACGTATCTTTACCTTTTGGAAGGTAAACGAATCCTTCCGAGGATGCTAAGCGAGCTAATGTTTGTTCGTAAGGTAGGTTCCACAAAACGTCGATGATTTTATTGTTCGCTTCGCACCATCGTTTCGCATCATCGAAACCCTTAACCCACGATTCCGAACCCAAAACGACCCATAAACCATTGCGATCCTTTGTAACGCCCTTTCTGAGAGCCTTAATAGCGCCTAAAGTATTCTTTGAAAATACGCTGGATAAAACAACGTTGGTTTTTTCTGATAAAAATGGAAACAACCTGAGATACCATTCCTTTTGGGTCTCGGACATCCACCACAAAGAATTAGCTCCGTGGAAAAAGGCAGAAATTAATTTCCCATTAACTTGATCATGACAATCGCAAGGCGTTCCTGTCGTAGCGTGGTGTTTTTCTGGGGATCTAAATCTGCAATATTTGTAATCGTATTCTAAAATAGAATATTGCAAATTGGCAACGATACTAGGAATAAGTTGGGGATTTAAGGCTGCAAAATTTCCAAAAATCCAGTATTTTCCAACGCCTTGTTGCAATAGTTCCATCGTAACTTGTTGGGATTTTATCTTTTCGATCTTGAGAGGACACTCGGATATCAGAGCTTCGGAAGTTAATTCAGCACCACCAGTATAGTCATCTACGAATAAATCAGCAACAAAAACTATCTGAGTATCAGCTGATAATTTCTTTCCAAATATTTCTTCTTTGAGATTAAATGTGTTCATATTTATAAAATTTTATCTAGATCTAATTTGTAAATTTTTTTAAATCTAGATTTTTATTTCTTAAGAAGAGAAATACTTATAGAATAATACAATGAACAAAAAAAATAATCGTCAACAATCTTTTCCGCCAGCGATAGATGGCAAGCCGGCCGACGAAAAATCCGTTCGTTTATTACACGATATTCAACAAAAACTAGATGGTAGTCCTGCCTTAAATGGCGGCTTCGATAGGTTACTTTACAAGATTGATGGCATCGAAAAAAGTCAGATTCAGATTGTTGAAAAGGTTGATAAGATACACGATGCGATATACCACCCTGATGATGGTTTATTTGCGAGAATAGCTGCGAATAAAGCTTCGCAAGTCGAATCTATAAATAAAGTTGAAAAACAAATAATTGATCTTGTAGATTGGCGAAGCGAAGCAAAAGTTGCTGACGAAGATTGCGAAAAGGAAACCGATCAACTTCAACTAAAATTACAACAATTAGAAATTTCTATAGCAAATATTGAGAAATTTCAATCTTTTATTGTATCATCGCTTAAGTGGATAGGCGCCGCGCTCGGCGGTGGTATGCTAACATTTGTGGCGAAAATTTTGTATAATTCGATAAGATTATTACCTTGATTTGTACACAGTTTTTGTAGTAATATAGTTTTTAATGTGCCAATTTATGGTCCAGAACACGTATTAAAAAGTTATATCAATGTTTGCGATAGTTTTGCGAATTATTCAAAATTATCAACACCTACTCGCACGATGCAAACGATGCATGAGTTGACGTTCGAAGATACTTGCGAATCAAAAATATATCAACTTTTACTTTCTTATCTTCTAAAAGCAGAAGCAATATCTCCCGGTGGATTCGAGGCTTTCGTTTCCTATATACAAAAAGATATACACGAATCGAATTATCAAGTCTTTCATAAAGACTCTTTAGATAAACTATTGTCGACTTTTACCGACGAAGACGACGAATTATTATACGAATGTTTCAATATCGTTGGTTTAACTGGGAAAATTGTATTGTCGCAACATCCGATTAATGGAGATAAAAATCTTATAGAAGTTAATAGAGGCTGTTTATTTCCCGATCTAATGCCGGCTTTTGAGCTAAAATCGACGAAATTTTTAAATCCAAAAATAATTTGCATTGATGGATTTATTGAAAACGTTTCTGAAATTCACAGAATACTAGAAGATACCACGGCTAGTAAAGAAACAATTATTTTATTTTTAAGAGGCTTGGCAGAAGAAGTAACAAGAACGCTAAAGGTAAATTACGAGCGAGGTTCGCTCCAAGTAATACCAGTAATCGTTAAATACGACTTGTCCGACGTCAATACTTTAGTCGATCTTGCTATAGCTAGCAATAGCGATATCGTGTCTTCGTTAAAAGGAAATTTAATTACTAATATTGATATTTCTAAATACGATAGAGTTGATAGCGTCGATATAACTGCGGCCGGCGTACTTGTAGAAAATAATAAAACAACTATTAAGATTGATGGTCATATTAAAAAATTGCAAGAAAAACTATTATTGTCTAATAATCAATATGAAAAAGATGCTGTAACCCGTCGCATACAAAATTTAGGTACTAATCGAATAACAATTAGACTTATCGACTGTAAATCTAAAAAAGATAGATCTCTCAAAATTGATCGAGCGCTTAGATCTATTAAGTCTTCGATGTCGTATGGTATATGCGCATGGAACAATCGTTTATTTCCATACGCGGGAATAAAGGCAGGATATTTCTTTGCGACAAGATTCGAAACTCTTGTAGAAAACTTGGGAGCGATGGTTATCGATAATTAGACTTGGCTATCTAATTTACCGCGCCAGCGGAACCTGGAGCATTCGGCTGAAGATTATTTTGCGCGCCGGAAGGTTTCTTTGTTCGTCCTTTTTTCCTTTTTGCTGCAGCTTCTTCGGCTTTTTTATCAACTAATTGTTGAATTTTTGTTTTTACTTCTTCTTGATTAATTGCTAAGCCATCGACGAACCCGTCTAATTGACCTTTAGTAACTTTCGCTCGATTATAAGCAAAATCTTTTAGAACATTAATCGCTATGTCGGAGTTGGGATTTTTAATTCCGTCATCCCACCCCATGATTTTACTTAAAAATCTTGTCACAGTTTCTTCTTCCGAAATACCAGCGTCTTTTGCAGCAGCCTGCACGGCAATTATTTGGGCTTTTTGTTGTTGAGGCGTTAATTCACCTTGTATACTAGCTTTTTTACTCTGGTCTACATCGCCCGTTTGTGATGCTTTTGCAGCATCAACGCCAGTTTTACTAGCTTGAGGTCCCGCTGCGACAGCTTCTTTTAAACTATTTAAAGTTGATAACGTTAGGTCCATTAAACCTGTATAAAATTGCTCGATCTCTGCCTCGTCAGTAATTCCAGCTAATGAACCTTTAGTTACGAAAGCTTTTTTAAAAGAAGCTGTTATAATTTGTTTTGCCTTTAAATATTCGGCCTTCTTGGTTTGATCTTCCAGCCCATCGACATTCAACAATTGATTGATCGTTTGTTCTTCAATTTTATCATCTTGTGTTTCTTCTACCTTAATGTTGTTTTTTACTATCGCTGGCAGCGCCTTAAATCCTTCTTCTAAAGTAGAAATAAACGCAAGAGTTTTAATCAACGGATTTTCTTTCGGTTTTTTACTACTTATAAGACTTTTAATTTTACCTAAAAAACCTTTTTCTTCTTCGTCTTCGTCTTCCTTGCTCAAAGCCTCATTGACATCTTCGATATTTTTTCGAATTATTTTTGTCGTTAAAGTCTTTTTAGCGGCATCGACGTTTTTAGCTTTATCAGAATTTATAATATCTTCAAATTTTCTAAGTTTTTTTACAATTTCGCTAATTTCTTCAACGTTAAGTTCTAAAGCTTCTATCAACAAAGAAGTTTTTATATATTCGTTATTCGAAATGAAAGTGTTTTCTGCAATTCTTAATTTTGATTTAAGTTTTTGCAATTTTTTGTGTTGATAATTGTCCTTTAGAGTTTGAGACATATAAACCTAACTTTTGTTTACCGGTGGCTATAAATATTGTATTGTGTCGATAGTGGTGTAAAAATGAATCAAGTCGACAAAATTTCAAAAGAAGCCTTCACTCTACTTCAATACGCAAAAGATACAGCTATTGCGAATTTGACAACAGCTAATGGTCAAAATAAACTAGAACCGCAACTTGATGGTGCTCAACTATTAGCCGTGATCAATCTGCTGAATCTATCGTTGTCTCAAGGTTTTCAAAAAGGACTACCTTCATTTCAAAAGGTTGTAGTCAATCAATTGAATGCTCCTCAAGCTGCGACGAAGATTGAAACAAAAAAGAAGTGATATGTTTGGGCAAAAGCACCTGATTAAATGTCGATGCGTTCTTCCTCAATATAAAACCTTGAAAGAACCACCTGCACATAAATTTGTTGTTTTTTCTATCATCAAAGACGATGGTGATGTCGTCGTAAAATATTCGCAATGCAATAATTGCGGAATAGTTCATAGAGTCACCAACATATGCACGTCGGAAATAATGGCGGGCAAAGATCACATGAATTCTATTATAAAATTAGATGATATAAGAGCTTCTCTTGCACCAACATTTGTTAATGTACTTGAGGCTAATTCTGCTGATTTACCAACTTGGGAAGCTATTCAGTTTATTGTAGAAAATAAAAGATGGGGAGACTTTACCATATTAAATTCTGAAATTGAAGGCGAAGAAGTTTATGGAAAGTATATTAGGGTTTTAGGAGAAACATTGTGCAAAATCGAATCTTTTACTAGGACATCAGGTATTATATGACTGAACTCTATGGTAAATCCGATGGTGATAAACTAGCGGAAGAAAATCTATTAGCTAGAAAAATAGTAAAAGAAATATCTGATTTCGGTATATCGGAAAGACAAAGATGCCTGATCATATATTATCTTAGTCTAGAATTAGAAGACATAGAGAAAGCACAAGTTATTTCATCGTTTTTAAAAGAGTGCATTCCGGATTTAACTATTGTTGGCATGTACGATGGAGGCAAGTGATGGGAAGAATAATTAATCAAAATTCTAAAAGTAAATCGAACGGTATAGACGACGTATACTACGTAGCAAATTCTTCTGCAATGGATGATAGACTCGTAGTACTTCATGGAGAAGTAAACGAACACTCGATCTCTAATGTAATCGTTCAGTTACTTCATCTAGCTAATCAAAATCACAAACCCATCCATCTTGTTATTTCAACTTATGGTGGTTCGGTCGATGAAATGTTTTCATTGTATGATACTATCAAGTTCCTGCCGTGTCCTGTGCATACCATCGCTCTCGGTAAAGTTATGTCGGCAGGAGTTCTTTTACTAGCTTCTGGTGTCAAAGGCAAAAGGATGATAGGCAGATCTGCTCGTATCATGATCCACCCAATTTCTGGTGGCGTACTAGGTAACGTGTTCGAGGCGATGAACGAGATGAAAGAATTTGAGAGATTACAAAGCTTAATGGTGACGGCTTTAACCAATGAAACAAAATTGAAAAAAGAGGACGTCGATAAGTTGATGAAAGCTGGACACGATTTTTTCTTGACCCCAGAACAAGCAATTGAGATGGGAATTGTTGATAAAATTATTGGCGACAAAAATTAAATTGCAAATTGTACGCAGGATGATGTACTCATTAGTGGATGCCAAAGTATCCATACGATCATTACTTCCCTTTTCCTCAAATTAGAAAAGAACAGAGGCAGGCGATTGAGTTTGCGCTCGACTCTTACGAGTCGGGCAAAAAATATGTCATATTAGAACTGGGTACTGGCGTGGGTAAGTCGGCCACCGGCCTAACAATCTCGCGGTACATGGAGGCCCATGCCGAACCAATCTTAAAAGAAGACAACGAGGTTTTAACAGGCGCCTACGTGGTAACGACGCAGAAGATTCTACAGGCCCAATATCTCAACGATTTTGGGCCGACGTCTGGTAAGAATCTCGTAAGATCTATTAAATCTTCGACAAATTATCGGTGTTCTTTTTATGAAGACCAAACTTGTGCAGAATCAAAGCGTATCCTGTCTAGACTAACCAAACAATTAGCTGGTACCGAGTTTCAAAAACACTGTAAGGCTTCTTGTCCATATTCGATCGAAAAACAGCAATTCATTGATTCACCAGTTTCCGTCACCAATTTCCCATATATCCTGGCCGAATCAGCGTACGCTGGCAAACTAGAACCTAGAGCACTATTGGTTGTCGATGAAGCTCACAACACGGAAACTGAACTCGGCAAGTTTATTGAAGTGACATTTTCTGAAAAGTTTGCTCGTGATATTTTAAAGTGCAAGCCGCCCCGCAACGAATCGCAGGCTGCCATTCATGAATGGATCAAGACAACTTATAAGAGAACTCTGACGAAACACATATCTTCGCTAGAGAAGTCCTTGATGAAATTAAGCAACGACATCGAAGGTTATGGAATCCACTCAAAACAATACGAGTTACTTGAGAAACACGCCTCAAAGATCGAAACGTTCGTCGAGGTATACAAACCAGAGAACTGGGTAATGAACGTGGCATTGCCACTTCCCGACAACAAGAAGGCTGGTAAAAAATACGAATTTAAACCTATCGATGTTTCACCATACGCATTTTCTTCATTTTTTAAATTGGGAGGTAGGGTCTTAATGATGTCGGCAACCATCGTCGACAAGCAAGTATTTTGCGAATCGTTGGGATTAAAAGATCTAGACGTTGCTTACCTCTCAATTCCATCTCCATTCCCGGTAGATAATAGGCCTATTCATTATCTACCCGCCGGAAGCATGTCAAAAGGTGCTATCGACAAAACTCTACCAATTGTAGTCGAAACTATCAAGTTATTGTTGGAAAAACACGCTAGCGATAAAGGCATTATTCATTGCACCAACTACAAGATTGCAAAGTTTATTAAAGAAAATATTGACTCGTCAAGATTAATGTTGCACGATTCTACTAACCGAGACGAGGTGCTAAAAGTTCACATTAATAGTGAAGACCCGACTGTGCTGTTGAGTCCATCGATGATGGAAGGTATAGATCTCAAAGACGACCTAAGTAGATTTCAGATAGTTTGTAAAGTACCGTTCCCCTATTTGGGAGATCTAGTAGTAAAGAAGCGAATGGAGAGAAACGAAAAATGGTATCCTTATATGACAGCGAAATCTATAATCCAAGCTCTGGGTAGATCTATTAGAAATGAAACCGATCACGCAGTTTCATACGTTTTAGATGCGGATTGGGACAGGTTCTATGGCAGAAACAAACATTTATTTCCCGATGAATTTATCAAAATGATCAAGTAATAATTGACAAAATATTTACTAATTGTATCAAAAGCATATATTTCTATCACATCTTAGGAGATGAATAAATGGAAAACAATCTTGTATTACAAAAATGGGACGAACTGAAAACGTTAGTCGAATCGCTTGAGCAAGACGTATCTAAAAACGCAAAAGGTACCGCCGCAGCTGGCGTTCGAGCCCGTAAAGGTCTTCGACAACTTCAGGCAAAGTCTAAGGAACTTGTCAAGTTAACAATCGAACTTGAGAAGTCTAAGGAGTGAAGAATGGCGCGTCACCACAACAATGCCATTTTGGCTGCTATAACCGAGCAAGGTTTAGATCCAACTAAGGCTTACGTAGCTGGCAAGAATGGCCTAGTGCTTTCTACAAATGAACTAAAGAAAATTCGTTCTTTAGCAACAACATCAAAGCCAGTTCAGGTTTTGCCTCAAGTTAAAGAGGTTAAAGAGGTCGAGAATCAAAAAGTTATTCCTCCCGAGGAAGAAGAACTTGCAAAAGTTGTTATCGAAACTATAGAGAAACAACAAACCGTAGAAGAGTCGCAAGACTCTGCGCAAGTTAAAGCGCTAGAAGAAACGCTACCAATCGAAGATACTAAATTTAAAAAGAAAACAAAAAAAAAGATCGATCAAACTATCGATCAATCTTGAATTAAATTTTTAACTTTTTGATAGATACTTTTTTCAATTTGGCAGATCCTCATTCGAGTCAAGTTATAGATTGAACCTATCTCTTGGAGCGTTTTTGGACCTGCCTTTGAAGCAATTATGACGCAATTTTTGCCGTCCTTGTAAGATACCCAATTTTTACATGATTTTTTTTGACAATCGACGTCGTGTATATCGTGTAAATTAAAGCAAATATTATCTTGTACCATTTTTAATTTTCTTTTTTTTGTTGATTGCTTCATATAGCGCAAACACTATAAAATTAAAGCGTATTTGTTTAAACTGTGTTATAATTGTTAGTAGCAATATGAAAAAAACTTATGTTTTAGATACTAACGTGCTGTTGAGCGATCCAAATTCTATTTTTTCGTTCGAGGATAATGATCTGATTATTCCTATGGCTGTCTTAGAAGAGTTAGATAAGCATAAGAGTAGGTTGGATGAAGTTGGTAAAAATGCGAGACACACGTCTAAAACGTTGGACGATCTAAGAATAAAAGGTAGTTTGATAGATGGTATCGAGTTACAGAATGGTGCTACTTTACGAATCGTAGCGATTAATCCACAGATTTTAACTAATCTTCCCCCGGAACTCGAATCGTCCAAGGTTGACAACATGATCATATCATTTATGTTGCAGCAAAAACAAGAACAGGAAAGTTCTTTCAACTCGGATGGAAATTCAAATACAGCTATATTGGTAACCAAAGACATTAACGTCAGAATTAAATGCGATTCTTTGGGAATCAAATGTGAAGATTATCTAAAGCTTAGAGTAACTGCGGACGTCGAACATTTTTATAGGGGAGTAGCAATAGTTGAAATTGACGAAAAACGTGTAGAGCAGTTTTATAAAGAAAACGAACTATTATTGACTAAAGAAGAGACAGAAAATAACTCACTATATCCTAATCAAATAGTTGTAATAAAAAATACAGGCGTAGACGGCAAGACAACAAAGTCAGCTTTGTCTAAGTGTATTTCTACAGATCGTCCATTAGTTCCAATAAGCAAGATAGAACAAGCCTTTGGGTTAAAACCAAGAAATAAAGAACAATCATTTTCTCTTGATTTATTATTCGATAATAATGTAAAGTTATTAACTCTAACCGGACCATCAGGCACGGGCAAGACGCTCCTCGCGATAGCAGCAGCGTTAGAGCAGTTAAAAGGAATAGGCAATTCCGACAATGCAAAATACGAAAAACTAATAGTTACTCGCCCAGTACAACCAGTCGGTAAGGATATCGGATTTCTTCCAGGAACCCTTGAAGAAAAAATGGAACCATGGATCGCACCAATAAGAGACAATATTAACTTTCTTATGAACAGCAAGAAAGGAAATAAGAAACGAGCTTCTAGCGATCCCACAAAGACTCGTTTAGGCGATGAGTATTACCTCGCTCTCATGCAAGAAAAAGGACTGATCGAAATAGAAGCCATAACGTTCATTCGGGGTCGTTCTATTCCAAACGCGTACATTATTATAGATGAAGCGCAAAATCTTTCGATGCACGAATTAAAGACCATCATTACACGGGTCGGTGATGGTACCAAACTCGTTTTGACGGGTGACATAGAACAAATTGACAATGTCCACGTCGACGCTTTTACCAACGGATTGACATACGCAGTAGAGAGATTCAAAGAACATTCTATCGCTGGTCACGTTAACTTAATTAAAGGTGAAAGATCCGAACTTGCTACGCTAGCCTCCAAGATACTCTAGAATTATTTGGGTGACATTCTAGTAAAAGAGCATATTTGTTATGTGGAAACATGAGTGGAATATTAGACAATAAATCTAGGGTCATCGATGCTATTCTGACGACGGAAGGTCGTCGGCAGATGGCTGACGGAAATTTTATTGTCAAATTTGCTACATTTTCAGACTCTGGCGTTTTTTATCAAAAAAACGCGAATAGCGGCCACGAAGACCCTACTAATAAAATTTATTTAGAATGTTTTAATCTACCTCAAGACCAAATTATATTTGAAAGCGATGATTCAGGTAATTTAGTACCTTTTAAATCTACGGACACTCTTCGAACATCTGCAGCAGAGTCCACTACGTCCGCAAGTTTAGCTTTTACGATCTTTAGAGAAGGTCAATTAAGGCAATACGATAAAACTTATGGTAAAAATTATCTAGTAACCGGTAGTATTACAACAACAAAAATTACAGACACAAATTTTGCTTCTCAAATAGAAGGTATTCTTACTGCGTCTTTCGATAACTTTAGAAAATTAAAAATAATAGGTTCGAAAGACGACGTTTTTGAAGATAACGAGTTTGCCTTAAGCAATAACGAAATAACTTTTCAAATTGTTCCCGATGAACTAAGTCTGCAAATGCAGAATGCATCTACGCTTGATGATATCGACGCAATTTTTAATGATGAAAAATTAAGAAATGTCGAAAACTTCATGTACTTACCGCCTATAAAAAAATCTTCTGGTGCTAACGTCGATAAAAAAAATATAAAAGAACTAGAAACAGCGGGTTTATTTTTGGGTCAATATAGACCCTGGGGACCGATCGATAAATTAACTTACGAAGATATTTCTAGCGAACTTTCTAAATATGAGTCGTCTGCCAAAACAATATACTTCGATCCGACTTCTAGAGACAATGAGCTCATTGCACAAATGTTTGAAATAGCTCCGGATAAAGTATCTAAATTAGATGTAATCGACTACGGCAAAGTAAACAATAACGCGAATAATCCGTTCGCCGATACACATCACATTTTTTTTATTGGAAAAGTTTTACAAGATTCAACGGGGGCAGCTAATTTCATTCATTTGTTCACGTTGGTATTTGAAACAAACGAGGAAAACAGTGGCAATAGAGCTTATTAGTCAACCACTCAAAACGTCTACACTTTCAGTGCCAGATTATTACGCTTCGATAATATCTGAAAGTAGAAATGAATATCAGGTTAAATTTATTTTTAACATTCGCAGAACCGATATCACCGAAAAAAACATATCAAAATTAAAAATAAAATTTTATCCTGAAAATTACAACAATCAAAAAAAAGACAAAACCAAAAAAATTATCGATAAACAATTAATTGAATACGCCAATATCGAAGATTCAAAATTAGAAGTAGATCAATTGTTGCTTGATACTAGCATCGACCTAGAAAATCTTACCAAAAAACCTAACAAAAAAAGAAGAATTTTATCGCAATTACCGACGCGACCTACTAATTCTACGAATTCAAATATCAATCTAAAAGACATCAATCTTTTTATCATAAAAAATATTAAACAAGATCCGGCTGACGTTTTGCAAAATTATTCAGAGTTTTTAAGCTATTCAAATAATATTAAAAACTTAGTTGATTATTATACGTCGACTGCAATTAAAAACGTGGTCATTAATTATCCACGCTATAGCACTATTGACGAACAAAGCGAATCACCAATCATTTATGCAAGCCATATCGTAAAGATACCAAAATTAATTAAAAACGCAAAATTTGACAAATTTGATATTAATTTTGAACTTTATGCGAAGAATGAAACGATTTCTTCGTTCCAGAGTATATCAAAACAATTAGACATAGAATCGCTTTTCAATAAGGCGCGAAGTATAAAAGAACCCTTCTTTTCTGGAAATACAATTTCGAATCGAAGTATGTTAACAGCGACAGTTAAAGACGATTTAGCTGATAAGCTAATTTTTCAGAAAAAAACTATAGACTACAATGGTCTTATATCTCGTTATGAAACTATTTCTGAGGACACGGCGCTAAAAGACAATTCTATAGTAATTTTCGACGATAAAGAATCTGCTAAATTAAAGATTTATAGATGCATATCGACTGTCGATAAAAACAATAGTGATCTTTCGGCGTATAAAAACATAATTGATGCAGAGATATCGTTTTTTGACTCGACAGTCATGCTAATCTCTAATTCGAACGACGAGAAGGCGGTTCAAATAGAGTTACTTAATGTTCCAGAAGAAGTAGGTTCTTATAAAATAGAAAAATTACTAATACTTCCCGGATCAAATGGTGGTATCGACGGCAACGCGATTGTAGTATCTAATTACAAAACCAAAGATAACAATATCGTTATTGACAAGAACGTCATGAATGGTAAAACATACGAATATATGTTGACGCTTTTGTTAAAAAATGGAAGTAGTAGAATTTCTGTAAAAAAATTACACAAATACATAGAAAAAAAAGTAGTAATATCCGCCGAGGTATCTGACGCGCAATTAGGTACGACGCAAAATGGTGAAGCGTCGGTGTCGTTTAATATAACCTCCAAGATAGAGCAAAATACTAATGAGTTAGTCAAGGCGGCTCTTGAGTCCGCAGGTATCTCTGAACAATTTGCTGATGAAATCAAAGGAGAAAAAGCTTTTTTTCAAAATCTATTGTTTTTTAAAGTAAAAAGAATAAATTTATCAGTATCGCCTGGCGTAGAAGAAGAGTTTAACCAATTTTTTAATACAGGCGGCGTCTTCAATGATGATGAGTTAACTAGATACGTTTCTGCGGTGTCGAACTTAGACCTAAGTCATTCTTATAGATACGAAATTAGAGCGTTTTTAAAAAATCCAATTACTCTTTTGCCTAGATACGTGAAGGTCATAGAGGGTGGAACGATTAATGGAACATATTATAAGAAAAGAGCTTATCGCCCGTATAAATGGTTTCAAAAGAGCGCGTTAGAAACTGGCACTCTTGGCGCTGAAAACGAGGAAGGTATTTTGCTCGATTCGCAATTTTTACAATATGATGAAATAGGCGTCGTAAAAACCGTACAGATGGATGTCCTAAAAAAAATATTGGGCGTTAAGAACTTTTTGGCCAATCGAATAACACTCGATAAGATATCACTAAAATGGAGCATAAATAACTCAGGAGATCATTACGATCACTTTGTCATAGTAAAAGAAGTTAATCATATAAGAACAATTTTAACCACTACGCACAACAACAGTTACGTAGATAACGTGAATTTTTCAGATGCAGGCAATATAAGATATTATATAACGCCAGTGTATTACGATTATACGGTAGGTACAACGGTCAGCAGTCAATTAATAACGATCGATCCGGAAGAATATGACCAAAGCTAAAGCTAAAAATAACACCCAACAATCGATGCACTCTAAACCTAAAGAAAAAAGTGCAACGCAAAAGGCGCTCGACGAAACGCCTATTCAAGTTTATTCAATCGATAATCAAAAAATTGATGCAACTTTTTCAGAAACAACTTCGCAGCCGTTAGATTTGTTTAAGAACGTCAGTTCAGACAGACCAGAAATAATTGCGTTATCTAATTTTCTTCCATGCTATACCAACGCTGGTAATCTTAACGAAATAGGCGAATTTTTTCAAATAAAACAAGATGCTCTATTGATAACTTGCGTTGACACTATTAATAACATTCTAGAAACCATACCTACTGAATCAGAACAAACGACGATTAATTATATCGATAATACGCGAACCGAACTTTTAGATTTTTGTACAAAAATAGAAGATGATATAACGGATTTGGTTAGCGCGTTTGAAGATACAAAAAAAATTCTAAATCCTAAAAAAGACATTAGCGTTGAGGTAAAAGGTTTACAGGATATACCATCGACTTTTAAGATTTTTGATAAATTTGAAACAATAACCAAGTGTAATCCTGACACTATAAAAAATTGGACGAATACGAAACTTTGGTTACAGTTGTGCAAAGAATATAAAGAAGCGTTAAGATCGGGCGTTTGCAAGGACGATGGATTGTTCGTAATGAAAAAATCGTCTCCTTCAGATTCGTCGATGCAGGATCCTTTTTCAATTTTTAATCCTAAAAACTACGATCAAAAATTTGATTTTAATTCAAAACAAAGCGAAGTTCCTTCCGACGTATTCAATCCAGAATTACAATTTAACGTCGATGTAAAAAACACTTATTACAACGTTTTTAAAAATGTTTTTACGAACGACGAAAAATCAATTTTAAATGTACCAATGGGAGATTTGATACGCAGCGGTGACAAAAAAGAAAAAGGCAAAACTTTAGCAAGATTAAGTTATCTAATAAGTAGAGAATTTAGGTATTCTGATAAATTACGTTTAATGTCCCAAGCACAGTCTCCTTCACATTCTTTGTTAACTAGTCTTGGTTATTCATCAACAAAAATTTCGCCGAGTACGACAACTGACAATAGGTTATTTTGGGATTTTTTTATTGGAAGATTTGGCGATGATATAACACAAATACCATCTCAAAATCGACTAATAAACAATTATAACTTAACGAGCTTATCTCAATTTGTCGCAACAAGGACAACGACGCAACAAACGGCGCAACAAGAATTTGAAGTTTTAAGTTTTGAGAATCGATATATTAATGACGACATCGGCGCTAACAGACAGTCAATTTTAACACCAGGTTCAGCGTTTTTAGTCGACGACGTTTTTACGTCGAATACCAGCGATTTGTTTAACACAAGTGACATAAACCTTTTTAGAAATAAACTAAAAACTACGATAACAAATTTAAAAGAAATAACGGGATTAAACTCGAGTGTAAGATCGTGGATGTTTGACAATATATCGCCCAGAACTAAATTACAGATAGTAACTGGAACGACCAATGATTCTGCAGATCAAGATGCAGATACGGATCAAACACCCGAAAATAAACCTGGACAAGATTTATTAGATAAAGAAATAAGAAATCCACTGTTGTTATTAAGAAGACTAGAACAAGATTTATTGAACAGCGAAGGTTTTTTAACTAGAACCGGATTGCCTAATAGCATAGTCGACAATGACACCACGGATTTAGGTCGAGTTTTAATTGCTCGCGCGCTGGCAGATTACGAAAATTCTGGTCGTCACTTGTTAACTAACATTTTCTTATATGTAGTTTTTAAAACGAACTCGATTATAAAAGCTCAAAATGGTAATGATTCTTATAGCTCTGCATTTAGTTCTTTAAGGACCGAATTCAAAACGTATCTAGAAAATTATTATAAAAACAATAAAAACGAAATTAAACTGGGGACTGGTGGAGATCCAAACGTAAAAAGCGTCAATCTAAATGCGCCTATAAACTATAAGACTTTTGATAACATCGCCGAGTTTATGTCGAAGCTCTTGAAAAAATTCAAAGTAGCAGATTCGACGGCGGACATTAGCGATCAATTTTCTTTTAGAAATCCATTTACCGCCAACGTCGATAGGCAGAAAACGTACTATTCCAGAGTTTCGTTAGAATCTATGATGGTACTTTTATTTTTAATGTGTTGTTTAATTTTAGACGACACCAATCAAGAAATTATAGTTGGCTATGCTTCGAACGCAGCGACAATTAGAAAATCAAACAAAGAAGCAATAAGCAAATATGTTTATGTCGATGAGCAAGGTTCGATTGTAACTTTAACGTTAGAACTTGCCAAAAGCTTTAGAAACGAAAAAGATACAATTCAAGTTTATAACTATTATCACTACGACGATATCATCTTGTATGCTGAAAATTTTATAAACGATGAAATATTAAGTGTAAGAAAACTTTCTTCTTATTTTCTGTGTTATTTGTCGGTATTAGAAGCTAAGTTTAATGACTTTATTAATAATTTCGAAGCAGGAACTATAGCCAATAACGCTATTAGTATTCGAACTAACTTAAATCTAATACTGTCAACATCAACGACGTTAGGCACTCAACAAATAGATAGATTGATATCTGAAATTTTTTCAATAGAACAACTAAGATTAGTAAAAAGTAAATTAGCTTACATGAAAGTTAGATTTCAAGAAAATTATAATTCTCTTGTTAGATCGTTAGTAGTTCCATATTTTACTTCTCTAAAGGATGAAGATTCAAAAATTATAGATGGATGTTTACCGTTGGAAGATGTTCATTTAGTTTCTTGGAAATTTTTCTTAAAAAGTTATTTGAATAAATGGGAATTTAGAAATCCATGGGCGAATAATTCTAAAATTTTATCGGTCGGTATACCACATAAACTATACAGAAAATTACAAAAACCTATCGACGCGTCGTCGCTACAGAGCACGATCAACGATGCAAATCTTATTTGTATAAATGTTTATTTGGTCGACAATCTAAGACCGTTATTGGTTTATAAGCCACAAAAATTTATTTTTGACATCAATAAATTTTCGATTAGAACGTTAAACAGTTACGAAGATTACCTCGCCGAACTACCGCCGTCTTTTGACAAAGAAAACATTGTTTTTCCATTTTTAAATTTAAACGATTTTCAATCAAAGTTTTCAAAATCTACGAATTTAAAAAAAGTTGATTATCAAAATAATCTTGACGAATTATACGCCTTAAAATATAAAAATTTCATCGATCCATCACAGTATATGCAGTTAATAAAAAATCACACAAATAACTTCATGTTAGAAGAATATTTGCGTTTCATTACGGGTCAATCTTTCGATGAACATGCATTTTACAACTATAATAAAACACTAACAAATTTCGATGAAACGCTAATAAACTCTCAAATATCGTTAACCGAAGGCGCGATACAATATCTAAAGAATACGAGTTTTATTGGGGTCGATGCAATAAAAAATTCTTTAATTTGTCCAAAAAAATTCGACAGGGTATTTCATTTATATTTCGATCCAGAAAAATTTATTGTTGACGAGGAGAAGATTCAATCGCTTAATTCAGGAAATACTGGCATAATACAATATTACGAAAACAACAGTGACATAGTAAAAGTACAGTTATCTTCTTCTTCTAATGAATATTATTATCGCCGAGGTGGGTCTATTCAAACTGGACAAACAGACGATAGAAAACTTGAATTTGATAGTTATTTTGTAGAATTAGAGATGATAGCGTAAACAATATGACAACCGTTTCGAAACGATCAAACGAAATTTATTCTATTCAGGTAACTGAAATAAGTAGATTTACTTCTAAATTTATTTATAATTTTTACGTTGCCGACGAATACGTGCAATCTACTCCAAGCGTCCCCGAAGTTTATAAAAAACCCACGATAAATAAAAACGATATAAGCTTATCTTCATTTTCGTTAAGAGTGCCTCGATACGTCGAGCTTGAGTGGATGTTAGATCGTTTTGGAAATAAAAAAAATGTTGCCGTAGATTTACGAGCGAACGAATGGCGCGCCATTTCGCAAGACAATTTAGCTATAAGCAACTATATGCCCTATAGCTTTTCAAGTTTTAAAACAATTGAAAATGCGTCGGAAGATATCAATAAGGGTGTAGATGGCGAATTATTAACCGATTCGGCATTAAGTCAGGCTACAATAACCGAAGATTTTTTGGCTAAATTGATGGAGGATTATCAAGAAACGCCAGAGTCTTCAAATCTAGAATTTTTTAGAAAAGAAATAGAAACGTCGAGCAAGTGTATAGAAAAAATAGGAAATAAGTCTTATGAAACTCTAGGCGTTACTTTCTTTAAACAAGACGAAATTATAAGTCCTAGGTTATTTCAAACGATAAAAGATAATGAAAAAAAATTCTATACAATGTTGAGTACCGCCATACTTCCTGATATTTTTTCATCTACGAGTCTAACCAAGCAAAATTTAGATCAAATAAATAAATTTTCTACTTCACAAAGACAAAACGACTCTTCTTTAAAGTTGCATGGCGATGTTGGAGCAACTACTACAGAAATACCAAATGGCGTAATTAGTACGATCGGGTACGTTATAGAAAAACATCGTATTAGCGAAGATGGTTTCGTAAAAGAAAATACTTTATATATAGCCAATCCGAATATTCAATCTACAATAGATGTTAACGTACGTTATGGTTCAACTTACGTATATTCTATTAGAGCATTTCTACAACTTGAAATAGCGGTTAAACCGTCAAATTCTTCGAATTATCATAAAACAATTTTTTACTTAGTAGGTAATCCCACAATAACAAGAGTGAGTTGTGAAGAAAATATACCTCCCCCGCCGCCTACTGAACTCGACTTTGTTTGGGATTATAAGAAAAAAGAATTTCACGTTAATTGGCAAATGCCATTTAATTCGCAAAGAGATATAACACAGTTCCAGATACTTCGTCGCAATTCTATACACGAATCATTCGAGCTCTTAGAACAACAATGCTTCGATTTTTCGAGCGTAAAAAAAACGACAGGAGAGATTATAGATGGTAATAATTTCGAAATGTCGAAAGATAATTTAGCGTATGTAAAATATCAAAAATATCCTACTTTTACCTTTAAAGACGTAGAGTTTATAATCGATGCTGAAAATCTAAAAGCCTCGAAATATATTTACACAATCGCGGCAGTCGACGCTCATGGATTGATATCGAATTATGGTATTCAAGTCGAAGTAAGTTTCGATTTTTTCAAAAATGAATTAACAAAAAAGATAGTTTGCGAAAGTGGTTCGCCCCGACCGTATCCTAACATGTATCTAAAGACCGATTTGTTCAAAGACGTGATTCAAGTATCTGGCTTGTCGTCTCAAAAATTAAAAATATATTTTATGCCTGAATATTTTAAAGTAATTTCTTATAAAACGGGAATTAATAAATTGGTAACTACGAATCAAGACGGCAGCAACGGAGGCTATTATAAGCTTCAGTTCATTAATACGCAAAATCAAAAAACAGATTATTTAAAAATAAAAATAGATGATCCTAGGCTCTTAACTGCAAAAACGGAAACCGAAAGAATAGAAGAACTTTATTATTTGATATAATCCGTCAACATAGTTACTTTGAATATAACAAGGTAGTTTTTTTGTCTTATTGATAGGTATCAGTAGTTTTGGAGGGTGTTAAATGGGATGGTTAGATAATTCTACAAACAACATTATTTTAGACGCCGTGTTGACGGACTTCGGCCGCGAAGCCTTGGCAAGAAACAATAATTCTTTTAAAATAGCAAAGTTTTCTTTAGGCGACGACGAAGTCAACTATGGAATTATTACCAAGTATGGAAGAACAATCGGTCGAGAAAAAATAGAAAAAAATACGCCGATATTCGAAGCCTTGACCAACAGCAACTTAGCTTTAAAATATAGACTAGTATCCATTCCAAATCCCCTAGTTTATTTACCGAAACTAGTACTATTAGGTTCGGCGATCGATACGATAGTACCAGGAGCTGGTCCTATATCATTTATAGTACAACAAAAATTATCGTCCCAAGATTCGACCTTACAAATTGATCCTCAATTAGCTGAGACTACTTTCGAAGTACAATATCCATCGCTTTTCTTGCTAGTCGGTCAAGTCGATGGACAGCAAATTGTAGGCTCAGTTCTTCAAGATTCTTTCCGTACGGCAACGAAATCGGTCGCTGTAAGCCCAGGTTCGAATGCGGGCATAAAACAAGCAACAATCACTTTGAGCGCGCCAGCAATATCTGACACTACTTTTAATACGTATGGTAGAACAATAGACGCTAGTGGAAAATTGCAAATTTCTACATCTATAAAAATAACAGGCGTAATGTCGGGTTTAAGCCTTACGGTACCTGTTAACATAAACAACAAGTCGACATAAACAATAGGAAAATTATACAATGTCAACGTTTCGAACATTATTATCAAACGACATAAAAACCGCAAAATCTTTTTTAAATCAATTGATCGATGTACTGCAAGAAGACATCAGCGGTTCTACGTCACGACGTAAATATCAACATTTCGTAACGGGTGGCGTAGGGCCCGGCGTAACGTCATCGTTGTTTCAAACCGTTTATGATCAAGACTTCACTCTACAAACAGCAAATCCAATATTCGATATAACGGTTGGTTTAGCTCCGCCCACAGACGACTACGCAGACGGCGTTTTATACGATGCCAAAATAGGCGAAGACTCAACAGGCAAATTATTGTTCCCCAGCAGCTCATTAATGGCTCGAGAAAAAGGAGAAATTTACAGACAATTTGCACAAACTCTCTTGGGAGACGGTACTGCACAATTTAAGGTTCCACTCGAGCCTCAAGTTAGCGTGACACAAGACACGATAGATGTAGGTTTATTTTTAGCTTTTAAGCGACTCTTTGCAAGAGACCAAATTAAACGTGAAACGTTCGCAATGAGATTCTATCAATCGGCGTCTTTTGTTTCGAGATTAGGTACTAGCATAGATATGCCACCAGCAGCAGACGCCGATGGATTTTCAAACTTAAACATAACGTCGATTTCTGGTTCTGCGATATTTACGGACATAGGATCCAATGACGCAAGGTTTACAACATTCGGTGGACAGTATGGAACGATAGTCGATTCTTCCAATACTTCGCGAAGAGTTGGATTGATGTTTTACGACGCTGGCGTCGCAGTTTTAGATCTCGCAAAAATCACTTCAGGTAGTCAGTTTGTATCTGGAACGATCGCCGCGATGGCGCCAACGGGTACTACAATATTGGGTAACACTGGCACTGCAACTGCAAAAAAATCAAAATTTATACCTGACTTTGTAATGTCAGGAAGCATGGACGACATCATAGATCACATATGCGCTACAAGATTTCAATCGGGTTCTTTGACGGCAATTACGTTCCAAAATATTACAAACATCAATAGCACCTTGATATTCTGTAGAGCTCCTGCGGATGAGTTTAATTATTCTTCTAATCCGACCTTCGTCGATTCTACTTCGCAAAAAATAGTAGTTATTGATGAAGGACAGGAAGGTTTACAAGATACGTTTACTTACGTTACGACCATCGGATTGTACGACGGTTCTAATAACCTGTTGGCAGTAGCAAAGTTGAGCCGTCCTGTAGAAAAAAGTCCGGAAAGAGATCTTACGTTTAGAATTAGATTAGACTTTTAATTTATCGCAGCGATTTTATAGTTGTGTAATCATCCAGAAGACAAAATCTGATATGGCGATATTTCCAGTTACAAATGACGATGTAGAATTTTTTACTACTATTATAAATCCTAAAAGACAATATTCCTCATCGTCGACGGGCGGAATAGTCGGTAATTTAAATTTATTTCCAAGAAGATCTTTAATAGAAAAAGAAGTTACTCCATTAGAAAATTTTCTTGAATCTTACGTTAAAGACACCGATGTAGAATCGTTAAGAAAAAGTGTAGTTCAAATCGCTAGATCTACAGTCGTCAGTGGATCTTTTTTTGGATCGCTACAAAAATATTTGGGTGATGTAACCAACCAAGCTACTTCTGCAAAAAAACAAAAACAGATTAATATAAATCGTTTTATTCCTTCACCGTCTTTTACGTCAAATACGTTAAGAAAATTAAACGTAAAAGATATGTTAATGAAATATTATGCGTCGGCATATCCAACTGCAGGATGGGGATATACCAACTACAATACTTTAAATTTTTTTTCTACGAATAACACGCCAAACTCTTCAGTGTTATTATATCCATCGATCGAAAGACCAGAACTTCCTGTTCATGCAAATCACGTAACAGGTGCTTATGCGCTTTCGGGCGCCTTTTCTTTCGATTTTAGAATTAATCCTAGGTACAAAGAAGATTCTATAACTACCGGTCATTTCAAGGCGGGAACCATTTTTCATTTATCTTCCAGTTATGCGTTATCTTTAGTTACTGGATCTTTAAAGGATGAAAATGGTTATCCAAAAGGTTTTAGACTACAACTACAACTAAGCCATAGCGCAGACATCTCGCCTTCGAAAGCTATCCCTGGTGTTTATCCAAAAGATTTAATATTTTTATCTAACGATAATTCTTTGAGCTATAACAATTGGCATCGCGTCGTTGTTCGTTGGGGAACAAACATTATTAACGATGGAACGGGTTCGTTCAATATTGACGGAACAGACGCAGGAACATTTGTAATCCCATTAGGCACAATTATGCCACAAGTCTATACGGGAAAAAGTGACCCGAAAGTCTTATGCGTCGGTAATTATTATGAAGGAAACAACACAGATTCTTCGAGTCAGCTGTTGTTCTTTAGCGACACGGTAGCGAACAGAGAAGGTCTTGAAACGCTAATCGTCGACAACGCTAGTGTACCTATCAATTATACGTTTAACCATCCTTTAAAAGCAGAAGTACACGAATTATCTATAAAAAGAAATTACATGTCGAATCAAAATATTTATTCGACATCGGGAAGCGGTATCCAAAATATCGACGCTACAGTCGCATTCTACGCGCCGCCGTTCTTCACCAAAACATCGCCAGCAAGAACTAGTGTAAATGGATATGGAGGCGTATTGTTTACTCCTTTCCAAGAAGTCGATGGTACCACAGACGATCCATTTAATGTCGCCTTGGCTTATTCGGTCGGTGGACATTATATAAATTTGGAAAACTTTACTAAAGATTTTGCGAACGATATATACCCGCGCCTCCATCACCTAACGGGTGTAGCAATAGATTATACGACGTCAGCGGAAACAGCTTCAGACGCACTTTATAGAAGTTCTTTCGTCAAAAAAAGAAATCTAACGATATTACCTTGCGACGAAGGGAACTTTCATCCAAACTATAGTTTATTAAGCGCAGAAGATAGCACTAAATATATCGATCAATTTGGTAGATCAGATCTAAGCATAATTAATCTAGATGATCTAGTCAGTACCTCATCTCTAATAATCAACGAAGTCAACGACCCGAGCGGATCTCTATTTAATTCCTTGGTTGGATTTACGCCAGAAAATCCTGGTTTAGCTCCTGGCCCTGCGATATTAAAATATAATGGTAGTTTATCAGGAGCTCCTCTTACAATATACCAAAGAACTCGAGACGCTTCTTCAAATCAAGTTACCTTTTTTGATATTAGCAATTTATTCTACGGAAGTAGAATATTACCTGGGTCTTTTACGTTAACAGATACTTCTTTGTCTGGCTCGAACGGAAGAGTTTCTATAACAATAAAAGATGATGGTGCGGGTAACCTATATCGCGCCGACTCAGCGACTCCTCATGATACCAAAAATTCGATAGGTAATATATTTTATAGCGAAGGAGTTGTGGTAATAAAAAGCCCACACTTGTATTTCTTCGGTAAAGATCAATATGAAATGTCGTTCAAGGGCGACCAAAAATTATTCTCTTCAAAATACGAACTACTAGCGCCGAGAGGATTACTAAATTCGTCATCTAATTCTTCTTATGCGATGGTTCAAAATTCCATCAGCGCATCGGCAGAAGTATGGGATACGGAAAAATTTGTCTACATATCTGACGTTAATTTTCATGATGAAAATTTGAACGTCGTCGCGAAGGCAAAATTAGCACAACCAGTCTTAAAAAGAGAAGGCGAAAAAATTCTATTTAAAATAGCTTTCGATTTTTGATCATGTCTACCGCAGGCTCCAAAAAGAGAAAACGAAAGAAGAAGGGTCGCTACCATCGCGGAACTCACTCTTCTCCGATCGCAGGCGAGTGTAAGTATCGTTCGGGTTGGGAGCAAAAGTACATGGAATATCTCGACTCAGATCCTAATATCGTCGCGTGGTCCTACGAAAAACTAGCGATCGAATACGTTTCCAATCAACGCACAAAAAAGATTCGCAAATACTATCCAGACTTTCAAGTCGAGTACAAGGATGGTAAAAAAATTATAGTTGAAATTAAGCCTTCTCGTAAACTAGGTCAAGCCACCGTGGTCAAGAAGATTAGAGCTGCAAAAGAATGGTGCACTGCCCACGATTTGACCTATAAAATACTTACAGAAATAGAATTAAAAGATATGGGTCTGCTTTAGTAGGATTTTACTGATGGTCAATTCTGCTTTAAGAAACATGCGTGGCTAACCTGATACTCGGTTTAGACGTTTCAACTTCAGTGACAGGTGTTTGCATCATCGATCCGGGGAAGCTGTCCGACGATCGAGGGTCTCACATACTTCACTTAGATCGAATTGAGTTCAAAAAGTGCAAGACATTATGGGAAAAGGCGGACACGGTCGCAGTTGAATTAGCGAACTTATTGGAGAAATACCCGGGAGCCTATCGAGTCGCCCTCGAGGAACCTCTTATGGGATTCCAGAAAGGAATGTCATCGGCCGCTACTATCACTACCTTGATGCGTTTTAATGGCATCACGTCCTATATCTCTCGCGAAATATTCAGGGTAGATCCGGAGTACATCGCCTCTTCTTCCGCCCGAAAATTGTGTGGGATCAAAGTGCAGAGGACGTCGATCGCTGGGATGAGCGGTAAGGAACAGGTCTTTAAGTATATGGCAGAACACGACCTAAAGCATATCCAGTGGCCTCTAAAAAAGAATGGTTCTCCTGTCGACTGGGCATGCGACGCTACCGATTCTTACGTGATAGCCCGAGCCGCAACTCTATCTCCACCTTGAAAATTTATTGCTGGGTGTGTGGGTAGTTACATAGTTATTTTCATGGAAGAAAATAAAGAATTTTATGTTTATGTCGATTATCGTTTAGACACAAATTTACCTTTTTATGTGGGGAAAGGTAAAGAAGGAAGAGTCAAATTACTAAAACGTAATAAAAAACATCAATGAATAGCTAGAAATTTTGGAATGAAAAGAGAAATTGTTTGCGGTCCAATGACAAACAAAGAAGCTATGTCTGAAGAAGTTAGACTTATCGCGGAATTAAAAAACTTTTTCAAAATTTGGAGGAGCTAATCTTACGGAGGGAGGAGAGGGAGTTTCTAGAATTTGGACGGATGAAGAAAAAAAGTAAAATTTCTTCAAGCTGGACAGAAGAACGGCGTGGTGCCATGTCAAAAAGAATGAAAGAAAATAATCCCATGAAAAACAAAGAAGTTTCTCGCCCAGTTGTAGAAAAATTAATCCAATTTCATACAGGAAGAAAAAGGAAACCCGAAGAAATTGAAAAATGCAGACAGGCTAAGTTAGGATCAAAAAATCCTGCATATGGGAAACCTCAATCAGAAGAAGCAAAAAGAAAAAACGCTGAATCAAATAAGATTAGAGCGCTTGAAAGAGCAGAAAGAAAAAGACGAGAAAGAGAAGAAGCATTAAATGGTATCGTTAACGAGCCTAGTCAAACTGATTGAATCAGTTTTTGGAAAAGGAAGATTATCAAAAAATAATAATTTTGATATTAAATGCCCAATTTGTAATCCTTTAGACGCACAAAAAAAGAAACTTTCAATTCTTTTGCCCAGCTGCGTCTCTCACTGTTGGGTATGCGGGTGGAAAGCTAGGAGCCTCGCTCCTTTATTGCGAAAATATGGAACGCAAGAACACCTCAATGCTTATCGAGAATTAACTGGACAAGGCGGTAGGTCTGATCTAATAACGGCGGACGTCGAAGACATAAAAAAGATTGAGCTACCAAAAGACTTTAGGTTGTTGACTCTAGCAAACGACGTGGATCCTGACGTCAAAGCAGTTTGGCGATATGTTTATTCTCGTGGGTTGACAGATCGAGATGCCTGGTATTTCAAGTTCGGCATATCGGACGAGGTTAGATGGAAGCGCAGGGTCATTATGCCATCCTTCGATTCGAAAGGAGACTTGAATTACTTCGTCGCCCGAGCGATTGACAAAGACAAAAAGCCCAAGTACGACAATCCGGACGTCGACAAAAATCCTGTCGTATTCAACGAGATTAACATAGACTGGACAAAGCGACTCACACTCGTCGAAGGCCCTTTCGACCTCGTCAAATGTCCAGAAAACACAACGGCGTTATTAGGATCGGACCTCGACGAACGTCACGAGGTTCTTAACCAAATTCTCTTACATAATACACCAGTCGCTCTTGCCCTCGATGGAGACATGTGGAACAAGAAGATGCCGAGGATAGTAAAGAAACTGCAAGAGTACGACGTCGATGTGGTCGTTGTAGATGTTAGGCCCTGGGGAGACCCAGGCAATATGTCAAAGGCCGAGTTCGAAAAGGCGTTATCGGACGCTAAACCGTTAGAGTGGAACGATATATTCGGCGATCGCTTGAAGAAAGCTATGGAA